GTGCTATTCGTGCTGGTAGGGTGCGCCTCCCGTCCACAAGTTGCGTACAAACCAATGGAAATCCCCCCGTTGCCAGCGGAAATAGCAACCAAGCGCCAAGCGAATCTGACACAGAGACTCTCCGACTTATTGCTCAAATCGCCGCAGACGGAGACAAAGCCATCAACCAACTCAACGCCTGTATCGATGCCTACCAAGCAGTAATGGAGAAATCAAATGGTAAACGCTGAACAACTGCAAAAACTCCATATTGGTGCTGAATGGGTGGATGCCCTAAATGAGACTTTCTCTCGTTTCAACATCACTACAAACAATCAAAAAGCCATGTTCATCGGGCAATGTTCGCATGAGTGCGGTAACTTTCGGTTATTAGAAGAAAACCTAAACTACAAGGCGGCAACGCTGATGAAACTGTGGCCTAGAAGGTTTCCTACCTTGGAGAAGGCTAATGAGTATGCTGGAAATCCTAAGAAGATCGCAAATATGGTCTATTCTTCTCGCATGGGTAACCGTGACGAAAATTCTGGTGACGGTTTTCGTTTCCGTGGCAGGGGAATTATTCAACTTACTGGGCATAGTGGGTATTTTCACGCGGGTAAAGCATTGGGTGTGGATTTTGTTATGGAGCCTGATCTTGTTTCTACTCCTAAGTTCGCCGCACTTACTGGAGGATGGTTTTGGTCTACCCACAACTGTAATGCTCCAGCGGATGCCCTTGACTACACTAAAGTAACCAAGATCATAAATGGTGGCACTATCGGGCTAGATGACCGCATAAAGCACGTTCAACAGGCTCTAGCGGTCTTAGGTTAGTCTTTGTCTGAACTAAGGAAGAAGACTGCCACCAATATGCCAACGGCAATGGAAGCACCAAGGCCAAGCAGAACAATGATGGTAAGTATGTTTTCAAACATCACTTAACCTTGCTTTTGATTACGTCCTCAAAGCATTTAAAGAGGGTTAGAACTGCACTTACAAAGGCAGGTGCAATCATTCCTGCTACAAAGATTAAGACTTCACTCATGGTAGTTTCCTTCAAAAGGTATTAACTCGATTTGTCTAACTGAATAATACTCCCCATTGCCTACATCAAATAAGTTCTCCTCTAACAGGAAATCCTTGCTATTTATCCATCCAACTAGGCGAACACAAGTGTTATGTATCTCTGTCAAGACAAAAGTATCAACTGGTTTAGTATTAGACCAGACAACAGCGTTAAGGTTGCCACCAATCTTACTGGTGCATTTAACATCTATCGTCTTTCCCTTTCTGGTTACTAAATCAGCCCCAAACTTCCTGAAATCACAATTTAGGTCAAACGGCAACTTTAGGAACTTAGCAACTGCATATTCGGTTATTACCCCGTTTATGGATATTTGCAAACCATCTAAGGACTTATCCTGTTTGCGGTCTTGTGCGTGTTGGCTAGTTATGTGGTTTCGTAACTTACCAATGTAGTTACAAATCGTAATCTCAGTAGCCGTCAAAGGCACATCAATGTATTCTTGGTTGTGTTTATCACGCATATTAAAAAGTTGTTAAGTGGAGGGTTGGTTGATTCCTGTATGCCCCCCGTCATATTTCAGGTGTTTACTTGCAAATCTCCGAATCTGCCACAAGTAAACTACTTAATCAGTTACATCAACCACGCTAGATTAAGTTTTGCATTACAGGCAGATTAAAGACTCCAATTTACTTACATTTGGAAACAATTTATTTCCCTTTTCATACACCTTGTTTAAAAAAAGTGTCGTTTCTTTTTTTGGATTAACTTCTTTGTCTGTATCAAAATACAAAGCAATAAAAGTAACCAACGGTGGAGTGTATTCACCATCCCACATTTCATAACGATTACATTGTAAAATCCAAAACTTTTCACCTTTATGCTCAAAATCTGGTTTCTTTGGTTTCTTACGAAAAAGCGTGGCGTTATATGTCATTGTGTTTACCAAAAAAGGTGGGGTACTCGCTACACCGACATTTGGGAGTCCAAACCTGTTGTGTCAGCATCCGCTTTCCCCCGTTTTGATTAGAAGGGAATGTCAGAATCCTCTAGATTTTTAGACATTGGCTTGCTTGCTGGTGGCTGTGCATCCCGTGGAGATACTGCCAAGCCCATGAACTTGCCCGTCTTGCCTTCTTTTATCCAAGCAGATAGCCAATACTCGTTGCCATCTACCATGATGTTTCCTTTGTAATCAGGATGTTTCTCATTTTCTTTCTTATCGTTCTTGAACAGAACCCCTGAGTTATCACGTTTTTCCATATTAACCTCTCAATTGATTTAACTTATTAACTTTGTCATCCACTTCCGCTAAGAACTGAATAACCTCTCCTTCTAGTTCATCAATGTACTTATAGTCTATAAGAACACGCTTAATGAACAACTGAAGTCCCTCTGGCATCCGTGGATCAAAACTCACGAAATCGCACCAATTACGACCTGCACAAACCATCTGCCATTGCATCTGATCGTAGTGTTTCTTTGCTATCTCACCGCCCAAGACAGTATCAATGTGTGTTGCAGTATTTGGGCATTTGATCTCCAAGCATCCATCATCACCCACAAGCCCGTCAGGACTAGCGGCAGACATTGGAATGGTTGGGTGGTCAATAGCACCTGTTTCTGTTACCAATAAGTTCATCTTGGACTCATAGTTCGCACGGGCAAAACCTTCATTCTCGATGCCCCACTCCATCGCACTATTTGTGTAGGACTCAGCAACTTGGTTAGTCATACGCTCGACTACCAATTGAGCCATGTAGTTAGCCCTACTGGTGCTGTAACCTGACTTTGTTTTAGCAACGATGTCAGATATGCGTGATGCCGTAGCCTTACCACAGCGTTGAGCAAACCATTCAGGACTGCCTTGTTCTACTTCACTCATGGCTGTCTCTCTTCCATCATAATGTCTGCTATTTGATAAGCCCTGTGAGCAAACTCATCCATAGTTGCTTTTAAAGATGGTTCTGAAATCAATGCTTGCATAGCCTTAGCCGCAAAGTAATCACGCAAGGTCATGCCAGATAAGGATGGTTCGGTTGTTCCATTAAATTGTTGTGGGAATGCTGGTGTTTTCATTTCAGTACCTTCTTCTTAGCATCTTTAGCGGCAATCATCTTGGTCTGCCATGCCTTGTTTCCATCGCAATCCGCAAATGCTCTGATATAGATGTCCTTTAGATCATCAAGGGTTGTGGTGGCTTCAATGGCGGCAATGTAGTCAAGCATCTTGCCCTCATCGGGAGTGCCTTCATCGCTCTCACCTTCAGGCAAATCTTCACCCGCATAGATGTATAAACCCAAACCATGCAAACTCAAAGCCTTTGTCATACAACGCATGATGGCTGTATTGACTGCAAATGCGTCTGGGTTAGGGATTGCTTTGTTGCGATAGTCCATCACGGGAAGTTGGCAGGTCATTGGTTTGCCAAACAATGTGACTGTTACGAACACCATTGCTGTGCCGTTGATGTCCATAAAACACTTATCGCCAAAAATTTCTATCTTGTAGATTGCTTCAGGATCGGCCTTTAAAGCCTCTGCCCAAGCCCATGCCCATGATAGGTATGTAAGATTGTTTTTCTTCTCTGTATGCTCGTTGACGTTTGTCTTGAGCATTGCTAACACTTGTTCACTATTCATCATTAACTCCTTTTTAAATATTCACTATGTTTAACTTGCTGTTCACCTATCCAATGACTGAGCATAACCAGATCATTCTGTATTGCGCTTATGTCTTGGATAAATCCATCATACTTGCTGTTCAAGCATTTCTTGTCTAGGGTTTTCACCGATTGTTCTATCCTCATAAGAATGGTTGAGTAGTCGTTCAAAAGCATCTCCAAAGGGCTACTGCCACCATACTGATGACTGCTATCAATCCAAATAAAACCCACACATCATTAATATGCGGTGCTGAGTAATATGCACCCTCAAATATGTTCTCGTTAACATAATCTTTTGGGAACGCTTCTTGTAATGTTCTTGGGAACATACGAGTGGTTGGGTTGAAATCATCCATTTAAAATCTCCTGTGCAATTTCCTGTCTACAGTCGTTATCAAGGTACTTGAACTCGACAAAGTGGTTCTCTTGGCAACAGCCAATCTTCTCACCCTGTGGTTGCAAGCAGTAGCAACAATAGTAGACATTCTCTTCATCTTCATAGATTGCTTGTAGTTCATCTTGTATTTTCATTTTGCCTCCAGAACTTTGATGCGTTGCTCAAGTTTGGCAACCAATGCTTCTAGGTCTTTGATGCGGTCTAACAGCATATCTTGATATGTGTAGTCGCTCTTGCGGTATGGTGCGTCAACACCAATTGGTTTTCTATTCACATTAACTCCTGTTTTAAAAAATATTAACTTTTCATCGCTCTCACAAATGCGGCAAAACTAGCGGCTGTGTCCCCAAAGGGCAACTTAGCCAACTCGACTGCCACCTCTTCCAACACATCATTACGAATTAGTAACGGATCATTACTAACTGGTAACGAGCGTAGATTCTCTGTCAAATCCCTGACCAATGCCCTTTGAATACTGCCATCTGTAACACCAGTAGAAATCTTGCGTTGTTCAGCAAGGTATGTGTTATTTCTGATCTGGTCAGTCACATCATCAAACTCTAGTTCATCAAAGGCATCGTCAAGTTTTGAGTTCATTCTCTCACCCTGATAGTGTCAACAATGTTTTGGGCTAGATGCTGTTCTTTCACCATGTTGAAGATGATGGAAGCAATAACATCCCGTTCATGTTCAGCACCTAAGTCAAATGCGTTTGCCATGCCTGTTACTGTATTCTCATTACAAGCCGCCATGCGTAAGTGCTGAATCATCTCTGCTTTTGTCATACGCTATTTTCTTCCCATTCTTTTCGCCATTGTGTAGTTATGTCTCGCATCTCATCACTTGCTTTGTTCTCGCAATGGTTATATTGCTTCTTACTTATATCGTAAGTAATGTGTTTATCTTGCTCGTCAAATACGGCAAAGTCAATCTCGTAGTCATCGCTGTGGTCAGCATCTAACTCATCGCCTGGACTTAGGATGTCAAAGCAGACAAGACACTCGCCAATGCCTTGTAAGTAGACGCATATCTGATGTTTGAAATCACTAATTTTTACCGACATTTTTAACTCCTGTTTAAGTTGGTAAGAGGATTGTCAAAGATTAAAAAAGGCTTGTGAACTAGGACAAACCCTATATTGACAAACTAAATTTAAGTATAGGATTGCTTGTCAAAAGGAGACTACATGGAACTAAAGCAACAACATATCTCAATTCTCAAGAGGTTGGCGCATGGCGCATCATCTTTGAAACGCTTTACTGACAAGGATACAGAAGTTGGAAACCAAGGATTTCATTATCTGCGTTATCTGAACGACCTTCAGAACTTTGGGCTTGCGTTGGAGATTGATGAAGTTTGGCACATCACAGGTTTTGGGGTGGCAAAGTTAGCAGAACAAACTCCACGGGTTAACAAGGATAGAGTGGCGGCTGGAACTACGACAGAAACCTATGATGGGGCTGACCTTAAACATGGTGGCAACAGGGTAGGTGCATCCGATTTTCTGAAATATCCTAGTAAGTTTGGGGACAATCTGGTATTGCCCAGAGTTTCCCTATAATTGTTTGAGACACGGCTAGATACGAAGTCATGAGCGTATTGAAAAGAGAACAGACCCCTCCTGCCGAGGTTTCTATCAAGGGTCTAATCATGGGTCTGAAAACAATGCACTACTACCAGTTCAATATTGGGGACTATGCTTCCCACACACGGCACTTAAATGTCATAGAAGATTGCGCCTATCGTAGGTTGCTGGACTTCTACTATCTCCATGAAAAGCCGATAAAGCAACACGACATTGCTCGGCAGATCAACATGAGAGAGCATGAACAAGAGGTCTTATCTGTCCTAAATGAGTTCTTTTTGTCATCAGAGGATGGCTTTGTTAGTCCACGGGCTAACAAGGAAATTGAGCATTATCACTCGAAGATTGTCCAAGCATCTAAGGCTGGTAAAGCGTCTGCTGAACGGAGGTTCAACGGGCGTTCAACGGACGTTCAACCAACCAATAACCATAAACCAATAACCATTAACCAAGAACCATAT